CTTTTTCTGGCAAGAAGCTCAGATTTTCTCCGACTTTGTTTATAGCCATTATTCTGCCTCCGCCCAAAAATTGTCTAATAGGAAGTCTAGTTCGCCATCCATGACATCATCTTCATCGCCATCCATGGCATCATCTTCCTCTTCCTCTTTTTCTACATCAACTTTTACTTCTACTTCAACCTCTTCCTCGTCCTTATCTTTTGCCATTTGAGAATCGAAGAAGTCTAGTGCGCTTTGTTCTGTTGCACCGTCATCGTTAAACAGTCCATCAAGATCTTTTTGTGATGGCCTTTTTCCATTAGTAATTTCATAAAACTTTTTAACAGAATCGCCAAGACACCCTTTGGTCTTTTCCATGTCTTTTACAACTTTATCTAGCCCCATTTCTTTAATTTGATCGGCTACGTCAAAATAACGTAATCGTCTGAAAAATTCATTAAGCCCTTCTATAGAAGATCCAACTCCCTTATCTGCATCATGTAGAAAAACAATTAGGTTTTTCTTTACATCATCATCTAGTTTTTTCAGGGGAGCTTTAGGGCGGGCAGAGTAAGACTGGAGCGTTCGATCAATATCTTCAGCAAGATCAAATCGACCCTCACGGTCGAATTTGTCCGCCATCTTAACGAGCATTTTTATAAGTTCGTCTGATTTCATTCTCACGCGCTCCTTATTCATTCTCGATTGATTCATCAATGTCACAGTTTTCACAGACTAGCTCATTATCTTCGGCTTCAACTGCAACCACAACAAGTTTGCTACCACACTTAGGGCATTTTTCCTTGTCGCCATCTTTATCATAGTATGCCAAAACAGGCATAGCATCGCCAGTTTTTCTAAACGCCATTACTCGCTCCTAGTTAATTGTCTAAGTATTCTTGCTCGCCGTCTTATTCTAAATTGCAGTTCACTAATTTTCATACGCCCAAGAATATCATGATCAATGTGATTAAAGAGCTGACTGTCTACAACATCAATAATTGATTTCTGACGTTTTTCTAGTTGAGCAGCAAGTTGTTCTAGTGTCTTTGTAAATCCTTCACGCTCTACTTCATTTAGCAGATCCAGAATAGCTTCGACACCATCAGACAATTCACCAATTTCAGCAATAATGATCTCGCGCAACTTGATCATATCTGGGTCGCTTATTTTGGCTAATTTCTCTAATGATATCTTCGTTGAAGACAAAAAATCATTAAACGTATCGCGAATCTTACGGCGATATCTAAGTAGTCTACCAAGATATTTGTTTTTCAGCTCGTCTTTTTCTGGCCTTTGTTCTACTATTGCGTCCCGCAGGTCAGTAACAGTCCTGATAGCTTTATCAAGCTTTTTAAGTATCTTTTTAAAATCGTCCTTAACGATCTTGGCAATAGCGCGTTCTGCGTCGGTAACGACCAAGGTCATTCTCGGACCAGTTGCAACATTTGTTCGCATCATCTATTGCCCTCATGTCAATATTCTCTCAAAAAACGCACAGGTATAGCCGAATACACCACTCCGTATACATTAATGGCAGAATATTAATAGATTTTTCCTTTATTTGCCTCACTTCACTATCTGTCAGACGGGCCATATGCCCCTTCTAGATTCCCATAACCACTATAAAAATATGCATCAGAAAATCCTTGAAACATTCCAGCGTTCTGGTTGTCGGTAACTCCTGTTCCAACTCGACCATTTGACCTTGCTGGAGCTTCTTCCTTCTGCTTTTTCTTATCCTTGTCTTTAACCTTATGTTTTTTCTTATTTTTTTCCTTCTTTTCTAGTTTCTTTATTACCTTAAGTATATCATCTATTGCATCAGCTTCTTCGTAGAGCCCTTGTTTGTCTAATGTATTTGCTAGGTTAGCTAATTTTTCTGCTTCTTGTATACTAAATGTGCCTCTATTTTCCTGCATACTTCCTGCACTTCCACCTTCTTCTTGCTGTGGACCACCCACATTAACTTGATCGTCCGGCCTTAATTTAGTTACATCAATAACATTGTCTTCACATAGGCTTCCGTCAACCGCATTCATAGCCATATATACCTTATCCGATGCATCTATAAAACCAGCTTCTTCTAAAAATCCAGCAATATCTGATAGTTTTGAGAGAGCCTTTGTTTCTTTATCGTCAGCACTTCCATCATCTGCGTGATGTTTAAAATACTGAACCTCGCGTTCACGCTTTTTTGCACCTGCCAAAGAATTATAAGTGCCCAAATTCCGCCTCTTTCCGCTCTTGTCTTTCTTTTTACTATAAAGACGATATTTGCCACCTTTTAATTTTTGAATAATAGCAGTTTTAATAAGCATACTAGTACCTTATAGTTTAAATTCTTCTTTTGGGCCAAGATCTACTTCTGGCGGAAGCTCTGGTGTTGGCATTTCTATTGTTACTGGCGTTCCAGTTGGCTCGCCACGAGGACCAGTTTGTTCTGGACGCTTATTTGCAACACCTTGTCGTGCCATCATTTCTCTGTTATATATCTCTTGCATCTGTGGGAAATATGCCCTTGCGGCTCGTGTTTTTGGTCCAGCCCTACCATCTACCACAAGTGGCCGACCAAACATTTCTCTCATTGTTGATCTTGCCATTATTTGTAAATCTCTAACCTTTCTATATAGTTGATTAAACTGTCTTTGAAATCTTTGAATTTTAGGAACGGGCACAAACTCTTCTCTACCAGCTGTTCCTTTATCGACAGAAGGAGGCACTTGTGGAAGACCTCCGGCACCAGCTCCTGGTGGCATTCTAGTCGGATCGACCGGTCCCATCAGACCTGGGGCCAACTGTTCTCTGAACCCCTCTGCTTCTCTAATAATATCATCTATAATAGATGCCTCTGCATGCAGACCTTTTTTGTCCAAACTATTAGCTATATCAATAAGTTGTTTGAGGATATTCATGCCTTTTCTCCCACTATTTTCTCTTTTTTCTTACACGTTTTAGCCACTCTTCTGTAAGTCGCCTTTGCCTAACTTCCTCTGGTGGTTCCTTATACATCGGCTGAATTACTATTACATCATGTTGCCCATTTGGTCTAATAGCAGCCACGTAATAAAACTTATGCGACAATCTTATTTCTGCATCTTCGCCTGGTGTACGTAGCGGAAACCTATGCAGTGGTTTGGCTTTTGCATAATCTGACGCTATCAGTTCATTAATAATAGCATTATTTCCCAACATTTGTGGCACATTTTGTGTCTGATAGTATTTGCGCCAATAGTTGCGGGCAGAAGTGCTAACTCCAATATTTGCAGACGTCCCTCGCTCTACTCCAGCCATATGACGGATAGATAATGCCATTTTTTACCACCTGTTTTTCTTTTCTCTCTTCATCTTTGCTTTTTCTTTTGCTGGCCTATCCCGTTCATTGATTTGCTTACGTTTTTTGTCGGATAAATTATGGAACCAGATCTCGCCAATAGTCTTGGCCACTTGCTCTTTAGAATAATCCGGATTATTTTCCTTTATTTTTTTCTCCATTTTATCCCACCATTTTTTTGGTGCCTTGCCCTTATTCTTTTTTTTTTGACTCCTTAAGGAGTTCATCAAAGTAGCTTGCAAGAGCAATGTCGCCTTCTTGGTCGAAGTGATCGGCCAATGCAACCATATCCTCGTCGGTGAGACCAACTCTTTCAGATAATGATTTCATTACCTTCTCAATTTCTGCCGCCTCGTCATACATGCCCTTTTTGTCTAATGTGTATGCAAGCTTATACAGCTTAACGAGTGTACTCATTTTATCCTCCGTACTTACATTATATCCATGTTTTTCTTGTCTTTAAGCCATTGTTTACCAGATCTCATAGTAGATGTGGCATTTTCGATTAGTTTAAATTTAGTTTCTGCCTTCCAAAACATCTGAATTTTGGTTTCATCCATATAAAATTCTTGCCCTTGATCATTTACAAACGTTATAACGCCACTTTCTACATCATATGCTGTTGGCGTAGCAATTAAAAGAGTATATGCCTGAACATCGCCATCGGCGTACGACAACCACTCATTTTCAAATCCAACGAACAGTTCTAGTTTTTGGTTAAGCAAGTTATTTGCTATGAATTTTCCGTTAGGCATATTATCGTTCCTTGTTTTTATACATCTCTAATTCTTTTCTAGCCTCTTCTTCGCTTTTAAAATAGCCAGATTCACGGGACCATGGTCCACATTGCCCACAGAATCTGCCAATATAATATCCAGCAGCAGACTTTTGGACATCTAGAGGCATAGGTTCGCCACATTCATCGCATTTCATATCATCCAGATATGCAGGTTCCCTTTCGCCAGTCTCTACATCACGCATAAATCCTTCTTCTTCTGCTACATATTTCTTTTCTGGGTCCAAATGTGACATAAATTCTGTATCTAGCTCTCCAGCTTCCTTCAAAATCTCGTCTATTTCACTAGCTTCTGCATGAAAACCTTTCTGGTCCAATAGATTTGCCAATTCAGCTAGTTTGTTCAGAATTTTCATGTTTCATCCTCCACATCTTTCAGCCTTCAATTAATCATCATTTTATTAGCAGATTTGTCCTAATTACGTATAATTGAATCAAATTGCCTATATAGCTCGCGGACATACTTTTGATACTTCATCTGATCATTTTCTCTTAAATATTTTAATGTTCCGTCTCGCTCCAAAAAATTACGAAATCTGTACACATATAGTTTTCGTTTCGTATCAGGATCCATATCTTTAATGTGTTTATTAAATAACTGTGGATATGCTCTATATTCACCATCAGTTACCCAGCTTTTTAAAACATTCTCTTTCATATATTCTATAGAATTAACCATTCTTGCAAAAAACTCTACATCAGAAGTAGCATGTTGTTCAGAGAATTCTTCTCCAGAACTTTCTTCGTTATATCTTTGATAAGTGTATGGATCATAATAACTTGGCGTACCAACTTCCTTGTGTCTGCTAACTTTTGCACCACAATATGGGCACTCATAATCTTCAGGATATTTGTCAAATTTCTTTTTGCATCTTATGCACTGTATTGCACCAAATTCGTCTGGTTTTACCTTTTTTATTCCCTGGCCCATAGATGACTGCATCATGTGTATTAACTCATGCTTGATAGTTGTTTTAATTCCATCATCGTCACGCTCGCCAACGCCCCATAATACTATCTCTCTTTTGCTTTCGTCATGATGACCAGCCTTTTCTGGATGAGACCTTTCATACAGTGTAACTGTTAGTCCGCCATATATATCTTTTTCTTTTAACCATTCGTGCCGATCATATTGTTTTGTATCTGATATATCAAATTTAAAATATTTACTAATTTTTTTTCCATATTTACTATCATTATAGTCTAGTGCATATTTACTACGCTCTTCATCAGTAATATGTGATGGATCCTGTGAATACCTAATATAGTCGTACAACGCATCTTCTGCTTTTTTAAGCGATTTTGATATCGCCCATGCATAATTTGCATACGCTTGATACTGGCGAAGCGGAAGGGCAAAGTCTGTAGAAAGAGAGGAGGAGATATCTTCACTTTCTACATTAAACACGACATCTTTAAATCTAGGTTGCGATATTTCTAGACTAGGCAAACGAACATCTCTATAAATTTCTGGTTCGGGCTTATGTTCGCCATACTCATGTTCTTCTTCCTCTATATATTTAAACAGCCCTTCATTGTTCGTCACAATGTTTTTTGCTTCAGCCCACAGTTTGTTCCAAGCATCTTCCAGCCATTTTTCATCTATTGTGCTTATTGTTAGTTTTTTTGCCTTTTTATCATATTCAAAATTTATCCATGTTTCTTCATCAACAGGCATATTTCCATTATTTACATCAATTGAAATTAATGGAAATGCAAAATAAAAATGTCCACTAAGAACATCGTCGTTATTTTCTGATATATTAAAATTGCAACTGTCTAGTCCTTCTGAAATTTCTTCGTCCCAATCACCTTTCTCTATCTTCTTAAATTCTTTTTTGAATATTTGATATAATGCTTTAGATCTATGCATAATATCTCTTAAAAAGAATGTTATAGTTTTATCTCTTTCTTGATCTATACTTTTTTCTTCTATAGTGTTCAATAATTCATCTTGAGCCTTATATACGCCGTCATGTGCACTTTCTTTTTCCCAAGTCTTGTGTATAAAAATTGCCCAATCTGCTATTTCTTGATACATCTTTTTTGGATAATCAATTATCCCTGCTAGCCTAGATAATTTAGTCTTTTTTTTTAAGCCAAGTGGAATCACAGTATGGTCATCGCCGTTCCATATCTCCACCTCATGTATCATACAAGAGCCACTTGGAACCTCACCATCATAAATTTTCTTCGGTGGTTCCATATATTCTAGAGTTGTATGTGGCTTGTAAGTCGGAAAACTATCAACCAGATCAACCTTAGCGTTCAAGATCGCTTTCTTTAATGCCTTGTTTAACTTCTTCAGTTCGTCAGATATGATTGTCATCTTTGCAACTTTGCAATCATCGGAATGCTTTGTGGCCGGAAAATATGTTACCTTGTCGTCTAGTGTTATTTCAAACGGCTCATGTTCCATTGCAACCCGTCTCACGATTTCCTCAACCAAAATCTCGTTACACTCTTTGATCGGGCCAATGTAAAGCGTAGTTATATGTGGAGTAGAATCATCATGTTCACCTAACGACGGAAATTGCTTCGCGAGTTCCTTTGGAAGCTTAATAAACACACCGGCATTTTTCTTATCACCAGCACGCTTCGATAGTTTTCTTGGCACATCTCGTGCAGAAAACTTTGAAGCTGACTTATCAAGACCAAGATCCATATACAGCTTCTGTGCCACTTGTGCGGCCTGCTCTTTTGTAGCTCCTGGGTTTTCTAATTGCCAATCCATTAGCGCCTTTGTGAGTTGGCCAACCCATGGTCCGCCCTTACGGTTGACAAGTTGCATAATCTCATTGCCGTTTAGAATTGGCTTAAATTCATGAGCCTTTTCAAGTCCCATTTCGCCAACCTGTTCTTTCATCGATTTAAAATATGTTGGATCAAATGTTGACAACCAATCCTTTTTGTGGGCAGAAGTATCGGCCATCGCTAAATCTATAGCATTTTCCCAGTCTTCGCCAATGGTTTGTACAAACTTACCCAATGCTTTACGACTCTTGTTGCATACCTCATTATTTTTTTGCCTTTGTGGATTAACACGACGAGCAGCATCTATTAATTTTTTAACTTCCTCGATTTCCTCTACACGAATGCCTGGTAATCTTCGCAATGCGTATTCTGCAGCACGCATACTTGCATCTTCGTGGCCATGATAAGTATTTACTTCCTTGTTATCTTCTACTATCTTTGTCCCTTTAATTTCTGGATCAAGTTTTCCAGCATCATGCATTAATGCAGCAAGATTAATTACAAACTTTTTTGAATCGCTTAGATTTCTGTCTTTAATAATTGTCTGTAAATTGCTCAAGGTTTCCATTGTGTGTCCCCACACATCTAGTTCATGGAACGAACTTTTCTGATCCATTTCCCATTCTTCATATTCCTCGGGCAATTGTAATACCTCTGACCGTAACTGAAAATCTTTTATCAGCTCCATCGCCATTCTTGGATCTGAAGCTCCTGTTATTATTTTACGAAACTCTTTCTCTATTCTCTCGCGAGACACCTTGTTTCTAAAGGCGTCCTGAACATCTTCATCACGCACTGCTTCAATTATATCTTCTTTGATTTCAAAATCATAACGAGATGCAAATCTAATATACCTAAGGGCTCTTAATGGATCTTCCATAAGAGTTTCTTTTGGCGGAATAGGAGTTCTGATGACGCCCTCTTTAATATCATCGAGGCCACCAACAAAATCTTCTACTTCGCCAGTATTGATATTATAGAATAATGCATTAATGGTAAGATCCCTACGATGTGCATCCTCTTCTGGAGAATCTGTAGGAACTATTTGTGGAATACGAGATGTTTCGTCGTATTTTTCTGTACGAAGGTTTACAAAATCGATACTTCGTCCAAGCAAATGTACGACTGCCGTCTCAAGATGCTTGGATTGTTCTGGGTTAGCCTGTATAACTCCCATGCTGGACTTTTCGCCATGCATATCTGCATATCTTTTAACAAGCTCCGCAAACTTAACGCCTGACATATTATCAACTGCTATATCTATATCGTCACTTTCGCGACCCATTATTTTGTCACGCACCCATCCGCCTGCTACTCGAAGAGTTGTACTTCGCGCAGATGACTTAATGGTATTGCGTAACAGATCAAAAATTTGTTCTTCTTGTTCTGTTAAGTCTATTTTTACATCGGCAGCACGTTTTGAAATCCTGCGAGACTCTTGTTTGAATAGTGGAATTACATTATCACCAAGAATTCCAGGAATTTTTTCTTTGGCCAAATCAACAGCCTTGCCACCTATATTGGTACTCAAAAAGTTCTTCAATATGTTTAACGAAGCCTCTTGGTTATCATTCCTGCTTTCTAACATGGTATAATAATTTGATAAGCCCCTGTCTTGAATATTTAAGATCACTCTAATCATTCCATCAGCATATGTCCATATAACCGACATTTCTGGATTTTCTCTTATTGGAATCTCTCCAGATACATGCAGTATGTGTTCATCTTTCCTAATGTCAAATGATCCGGGCAAATTTCGAAGCTCTTCTATAATATCCATGGATATTTGAGAAAAGCCTATAAGTTCTCCGGCTCTTTTAGATAGCTTTTTTGACGCATTACGATCCCGCAACGATATTGGTTTTTCAACATCGTTATCTAGCCACTCTGGCATCTCTAGCTCAACTTTATGTGGATCCTTAATGTTGCGGGCGGCACCAGCACTCTCTTCATAGTCAGGATAATCTTTTTGGAGTCCTAAATCAAAAAAGGAGTCTGGGTTGGTGTCTATTAATTGAACAATAGCACCGCGACCCAATTCTGGAAATTTGTGATGTAGATGATAATAGAAAAATGCACGAACATCCTGCTGCGACAAAAACTCAGCAGCCTGTTCAATCATATTTTGGAATTCTTCCTCTTCACGCTCGTGATATTTAAAGATGAAAAAGAATTTTGCATTATCTTCAATAAGTTTTTTTAATGCCTTTGACTCTAGTTCAGGGTATTCTTTGTGAAGTCCACGATAGAAAAATTTCTCTGGTTCTTCATCACACAACTTACTGGCTTCAGACTCACTAATATCATGGATGTCGAATTCTGGTTCTTCTTCCTCGTGTTTCCAACGAAAAATAGGTGCCTTTTCAAACCAATCACCCATCATATCATCAATGCCGAAGCCCATATCTTCTGATGCTGTTTTAATTCCAAACGCTTTTTCAAATCCATCAATTATTTCATCTGGAGCATTAGAGTTAGTTAAATCTTCATAAATATCTTTAATCTGCTTTTCACGCTCGGCATCGTCCTTTGCTCTTTTTGATATATGATTGGACGCATATTTTCCTTGTTGCAACACTTGCACAACGGCAGCTCTATCATAGCTGGCACTTTGTATGCGAGTATGTATGCAATTATTAGCAGTCTCTATTAGAGGACTCATCTTAACCGGAAGACCAGGGTGTTTAGACACAGCTCTTACAGTGGCGTCAATTTCATACAAATTGCCACCACTAATATCCATACAATTTCCTCTTGCATGACTAAATTTTGTTTTAGTTGGATCTAAAACTGGTGCACCTAATATATATCCGTGATGCTGTTTTAAAAGTTTAGATAACTGTCTGCACAGACGTTGGTCTTGCAATTGTTCCATAGATATTCTTTGACCAGTTGCTTTAAACCAGTAGTTTCTAATTATTCTTCGCTGATCATCAGGAAATCGTTTTCCTGATGTCATTCTTGCTGTTGGCGGAAGAAACGGCTGCAATGTTTTCCATGCATCTAAAATAATTGGAGTTAATTTTACATTTCGTCCAATTCTCAAATCTTTACGAAGCTCTTGATCAACATCAATAATTGGTGGCAGGCCATCCTGTTGTGGCGTTCTAGCAATATATTTTATTGAATCAATCCATTTAACATCTTCTGGTGTTAGTTTAGCCCGCTTTGATAACAAGGGGGTGCCTGATTGTCTTTTTACAAGCGCATCTTTAGATTGATACTGTTGTAATTTGGTAGCATATTCTTGCGCTGGAGGCATTATAACACTTCTGGACATTTCTATATGAACAGCATTGTTTGCTTTTTCATTTCTTATTTCAGAAATCTGAAGTGCCTGTGGAAACATGGCTACAACATCATGCACAGCTTTTGTAATAGCATTACGATTTGCTCCAGAAATATCAAAAGCGGTGCTTGTTTGATGTCCGGATTGTCCTACTTTTGCAACTTCCGGCTTATCTAATTCTTCTGGAGTTTCACTGTTGATTTTATCAACCATAGCGTTTAAAACCCACCTCTGGAACCTATTCCATGGTTTTTTGCGCTTAGTTGCATTCCAGTATAAAATTCTTACAGATCGTGCACCTATACCTAGATCGTCATTGAAGTTTTTATAATAATATCCACCCCAATCTCCTGTTTCTTTGTCAAATCCTACCCATCCGCTACTTCCATCTTCCTTGACTCCCCAGCTTCTCCAGTATTCTAATATTATTTCTGCCTGATAAAACTCGTCTCTAAATGCACTTGTTAGTGTCGCCCCCTCTGGTAAAAATGGTGCAATAATTCTCCATGCAGCCATCGTGCTAGGATCTTTAATGTCCGCATTTGGACCAATACGATTCACATTACGATTTATATCTACTTGTTGTACTAGATTTTCTAGTTCATCTGGATCAGTAACAGTAATAGGGCCTTCTGGAGATTCATTAATAGATTTTCCAATTGGCAATTCTTGTTCGGTTGGCTCGACTGCCCTAATGCTAAATGACGCATTCTTCTTTTTATCTTTTTCTTTCTTTTCTTTGCCCTCGTACTTTTCAACCAATTCTGGATCAAGATATTGATTTTTTAAAGTAGATGGTTCGTGGCCAACTATTTCCGCAACCTCTTCAAGTGCTTCTTTAAAATCTTTTTTCTTTAATTGCTCTTTCATTAAACGATTTGCATGAAAGCCACGCAGGTCTTTTGCGCTGATATCAAATTCCTTTAGATAACGGTTAACTGTACGGTCCCATATTTTCTTGCCATCTATTTCAAATATAAAATCATCTTTCTTTTTACCCTTCATTAGATCTCTGACAACTTTAATTACCTTATTATTCTCAAGCACGACATTCTGCTCAATGGCACCTTTCCCAGGAAAATCAAATGTCATTTTACCAGTGCCACCCTTAACATGCTTGACTTTTAAAGTTGTTGCGCCATATGTTCCTTCCTTTGCTGATTCTTCATTACCAATACGCATAGCGGTATCATCCATTATACCAACAATAGCTGCAACAGCACGGCACCGATCATCATCGGAAGTAAGATCTTTTTGATATTTGTCTCGAACTTTCCTAAGATTCTTTTCTAGGTTTTTTAGTTTTTCCTTCTTCTCTTTCCAGCGCTTCTCAACGTGCTTTTCGTCATATATCCACACGTATCCCTTGTCCGTCTTTTTCTTTTCTTTATAAGCGGGCTTGTCGGATGTAACTTTGGCACATCTTTGTGAAAATGGCCTATTGATTAATCGTTTGCTCAATTTCTTGTTCATAGGTCGATGATCCGCCGAATTCAGATTTCATTTGTTGTATTAAATATGCCATAAAACTTCGTAATGTTTTAGCAAAAGTCTTTTGAAAATAGCTCATGGTCTCGCCACGATCTTCACTTTCACGATAGGTTTTACTTAATTTATCATGAAGCCTTCTAGCCGTATCTATTACCACCTTGGCATGTGTTGTATTTTTCTTAGATACAGCTAAATCGAACTCATGTTTTAAAGTTGTTAGCGCTCTATTCAAACTATAACTGTTGTTATAGTCTATATACATATCTAGCTTAGTAAAAAAATCCATTATGGTCCTGGTGGGGGTGGTGCGCCACCGCCTCCTCCGCCAAGTTCACCGCCCGGAGGTGCGCCACCTGGAGGTGGTCCCAATCCACCACCTGGCTCACCACCCAATGGTGGTCCACCCGGAGGTGCTCCGCCACCGCCTCCCGGCATTGGTGGAAGTCCCATGCCTCCGCCTCCCGGCATTCCACCTGGAGGTGCGCCTGCACCAGGAATACCCGCTTCTTCAGCACCTGGCGTTCCTGGTAATGGGGCTTCTGTTGGTTCAATAATATCTTCGTCTGGCTTAAGCGAACGCAAAGCACCAAGAGTCATACCCTGTAGTATTTGTTGCTCTTTTGCCAGAATAGCATTATGTATCATTTCTTCTTTAATCAACCTACGTTCCTCTTCCATATTTAACCCAAGACTGCGATATAATGTTGTAGTAGATACCTTGTTGTTTTGTGACAACTGATTAAGTACATTAATATAATTGTCCATATCGAAAAGAATCATTTTATTCCATTCGACCTCTGGAACAATCAGTTTTTTGTCACCATCTCTGTATTCATAAAATTCTTGAACCTCACTAATCGGTGCAAAAATTTTCTTTATTAACCACTGTGCCATCATATTTCTGAAGGTTTCATATCTTTGTTTTAAAACCTCTAGACCAATTGTCGCACTATTAAAAGAGGCTCCCTCTTGTGTAATTACTGCCTTTGGTACCAATAGACCGTGTAAAATATTGTCCAATATGAAATTCATATCGTTGCTAATATCAATAATTTGACCAGAGGCCCCAACACGTTCAACTGCCACGCCAGCATGAGTGATGATTTTGAAATCTTTATCATACTGCGCTGCCTCAAATGTTTGTCTCCATTTTTCTAATGCTTCACCAGTTGGATGATATTCGCCCTCTGCCGTTCCACCAACTTTCACTAATGTGATAGGATTTACAAGATTATCAGCTTGAGCAAATTTAGATTCGCGTAATTTATCATATAACATCAAATCTTTGTAAATACTAACAACCAGTGCAGTTCCATGAATATCATACGGCGAAGATTTCATTGCTAAATGACTAATATGAAAATTATCCAAAGGAATATTGTTCCCCTTCCTTATGTGGTATAAAATCTCCTCATCAATTTGTTGTCGCAACTGTTGATCTGCTGGACTACTACTATGTACTAGGCGCTGTAACGCGGCATCTGGACGCATAGATATAACTGCTTCGCCACTTAATACAGATGTTTTAATATGGATATAATCTGGATTTTGTACAACAATACTTTTCCACATTCCTCTGTTTTCATCAAGTTCTGCATACGGGAATACCTCTCCCATCTTCCAAAACTCCAAAGCCACAGCTTGTAGAACATCAATTAAATTAATTTCTTCTGCCATGTCTTGAAAAAACTGTTCAACCTTTTGGTCCTTGCACTTGATGTTTATTTTACTAACTGGATATGAAGCATGCAAATTAATGCAATTATGCACCAATGGATGAGTGTCATAGAAGTTTCTATTCCAAGCATTCATTGTTATGCGGTCACGAGGTAATTGTAGGTTTGCAATCTGAAATAATGGAGAATATACTTCTGGAGCCTGTCTAACCGTACTACCAGTCGCTCCCATTCTGCTACCATCTGATATTGAAACACCAGTGGCAGTTTTTACAAGACCATATTTTTCTTTTATTTCTTGTGTACGCTTGTAAGAATTGCTATATACAAGTAACGGTTCTGGACCGCCACTAGACTGACCCGCTTCTGTAGCACGAATCAATTCTTCTCGACGATGCTCAGACACGCCTTCTATTGCCCCAAGTTCTTCTGGATTTATCACGCCTCTAGCCTGTAAGTGGTGTTCAGAATTTGACACACCTTCTTTCACAATTGGTGCAGGTCTCGCCCCAAATTGACCAGACTTAATAGTGGCCATTTTGTTAGGTTTTTCTGATTGCCAATCTCCTCTCTTAATTCCCATGTTCTACCTCTTTTTATAGTCCTGGCAGATATGCTAACACAGGAGCATTGGCTTTAGAATTTATTTGGAAATTCTTAATCTTAAACCCTTGTGTTAGAAAAAATTTATACGCTAAATAGGCATACATAAGGGCCATTAAACCATCATTTGGTCCTGTCCCTTTTACATATCTGGTTATAACTCTTCCTTGAAATGTTCTTGTTTCCTTTTCCATTGAACAACAGTGTTCAATTAACCATTGTATTTGTTCATAACTCTTCCATGGAAAACGCACTTTGCTTTTTCTCATGTTACTAAAAAGCTCTTCTAATATAGTATGATGGTTAACTATGATTCGCAACTCTTCTGGATCATACTTAATTGGATTAACAAGACTGCCACTATTCAGACAACCTATAATTCTTCCACCATACTCCCGTTGTAGTTCCGGAACTATATCTGCGCCATAACCTAAGTCGGCTACAGTATTCTTGATATCGAACCTTCTATACATTTCATTTACAACATCTTTTTTATGCTGAAAATCCTTTTTCTTTAGCTTAAAAGCATTCTCAATCTGCAAAACCCCTGCCCTATCTACCGATACAATCACAATCGATGAAAATGATTTGCCACTGGTTGAAGTTACACTGTCTTCTTTTCCACCCCAGTCAATACCCATAAAAGTTGGCGGACGATATGGAGACATTGCTTTTGCTTTTAAATCGAACCTGGCATTTGGCACACGAGGAATTCCATATGAAAGCTTTTTATCAATGTTTCTACAATACTGGTATATTTCTTCCTCTGACATTGGCAGATCAGAACCACTGTAAAATTCTCCAAGTATTTCGTTCTTCCAAATCCTTTCTGAATTGGTAGGATGAATACCAGGCTTTTCCTTCAGTATTGTCTCTTTATGAAATTCAGGGATTAGCAATTGATTAAAGTGAAATCCAATATACTGGGGTTCTTCACCATTTGCCAATCGTGGTTGTGACGGAATCCATTTACCACGCTCTATTGCTCCAATTTTTTCTTGTTGATGATCACAGTGAGGGCATTGTACAATGTTAGCATACAGCCAAATTTCTTCCCAATCATCTTTTCCAAGTTCATATAATTTGAAAAATTTCTTACATACAGCACACCCAAGATGATACATTCTTTTATCAGATGCTTCCCACATCTTATAAAAATTAGAACCACGTTGCAAAGGAGTTCCAAAATACATTTGAATGCCCTGTCCACGTGGTCCATATCTGGCAGCAGTAAGTGTTCGCTTACTATTACCGATATCATCCTGATTCATTCGCTGCACTTCGTCATAAAAAATACAATCGAGCGACATACCATGTAATCTCTGAGCATCATTGGCATTCGAATCGATCCAAAGCTTGTTTTCATTCTTAAATTGCTTTTCGGTTAGCGTATCATCAGGAACATCAACGCGCCTCTTTCCAGTCTCTTTGTCATATGCCAGCGCATGATCAAGAACATAATTATCCTGTGCAGTACGCATCATAGTACTTAATTTATCTTTTGCAAATTTTTGTACTAATGCCAATGCAGGAAAGCAGTGTAAGATTCTAATTGGGGGTTTTTCTGGAGATGTACCGAATAGATCACTGGTACAAAAGTATAGCTCAAGAGCAGTGGCCATAGTGGTAGCACCAACCTGACGACCTTTCACACAAACGACAGGCTTGCCATCAGGCCCCATCGCCTTGGTTGCAATATAGCGATAAACATCCGCTAAGTATTTCCATCCTGTCCCGCCACCTAACTTTAATGGTTTGCTATCTATAGTAAGATAATTTTCTGCAAAGGATACTGGATCAACTTTGAGAACTTCTTTCTTGAGGTCTTCAAACCATCTTTCCATAGTGGAATGGGACTGCTTGTTTGCCGTCACTATTGTTTCGCTCCATCATATGTTGCATAATCAGCTACATCATCGTTGTAACTGTCTTCATTATCTAAGCCAACTCTCCCGACATCGGGCTCTCCACTATCAGTCAATTCCTGTTTAAAGTGTTTTTTACGCTGGTCTATGTATGCTTTAAGTTCATCATCAGTATAACTAACCACATCCTTGCCTAACTTTTCGCGTACAAATCTCATTATGGAAAGAGTATTTTTTGTCCCTCCGCTATGTTCACAAAAACTATCGATAGCTCTGCGTAGCTTAGGATCGTCTTCTATCATATTAACTACGCCTTTCATTTCTTCCGCATGGCGAATTGATAGTGGGCGAGAAGATGCAGTCTTTATATTCTCTTTATCCTCTTCGTCAGTTGCACTTAGTACGTCTAAGCCAACCTGTTCTCTATAATCCCGCACTCGACTCTCTACGGTTTCATCTTTAATGGCGCTAACTATATCATGGACAGTATCAGATTTAGAATTAGCGATAGAGTGTAAAAATGCATTAAACCACTCTGGTCCATTTTCGTCTCTAACATATATGTCATTGCGGGATACTTTTGTCATATTGTCCTCTTCTTAGATGTCGATTTTCCAAACTACCTCTTCTTCTAACTCCTCTTCCGGCAGTATATCTTCTATGTACAATCTGTCTAATTCTTCATTATCAAACTCTTCTTCCTCTTCCAATGCTTGCTGTGCAAGTATTTCCATAATTAGTTTTTCCAGGTCTTGAGGGACCTCGACAGTTGTCATTATATCTCCTTAGGCTTGATAGTTAGTCATCCAATCGACGCCATCGCCAGCTGCTGGATCAGATGGTTCATTCAAAAGACCACGATCTTTATAGAATGGGTATCCATAATCTGCTACAAGTTGCTGAATTGCTAGTTCCTCACGAGGCGTGAAGTTGTATTTATTTTTTAGCCGCTCATAGGTTTCTTCGATGTTCTTTCCTGCTGACACCTTAGAATTAATCATTGTTCCAACAATGGCTCTTTCAAACGGACTCATATAAACATTAAGAACGGGTGTTGTTGCAGTCTTTTCTAATGTTTCTGGACGAGACTTTTCTGCCTCACAATGCATGCAAACTAGCTTGCTATTAGCTGTATCCTGCCACATTGGAGCCTCTGTATTACATTTATCACAGTGTCCTTCGGCATATAGTTTCACATCATAGGCTGCTCTCTTTGTTCCGCGTAATTTTTTAATTTGCCTATCTAATCGATCAATCATATCATCGATTTCTTTTCTAATGGCATCAATTTGTTGCTCATCAATTACGCCCTTAAGGTCAGTCCGCATGGCTTTGCTAATTTCACTATCCAATGATTTAAGATATGCTTTAGCTCGCTCGCACCCTGGCACCGTCTCCCCAGTGTGTCGCGGAATATTTTTCTTCTTTTCCATTAGGTATTGAACAAACTGTGAGTGGTCTCCATCGTTTGTCCAGTCCTTCACTTTGTCTTCCTTTTTTGGTGGTGAATCATCAAATACTGCGTCAGATCCAGGCACGAGCTGTGCATGATCTTCTACATAATCATCCGCTACTGACTCCTCAACAATAAAAGACTCATCTACCGCTACGTCTGCCTCGTCGATAACAAATGCTTCTTCTTCTACTGCATCCATTACGAAATCGTCGACATCATCCACCCAAAATGCATTTTGTTCGTAGAGTTCTGGCATGTTCCAATCCTCCTGATTTATCTGTTAACTTGTCGTGGGCCAAACCATGCGTCTGATAATTCCCATAACAAGCCAGTGTCTCCTCGCTCACTTTCGTATTTCGCTCTATGTTCTTCCAAATGTTTTTCTATCTTATCAAATGTTTCTTTATATTCTGATTTTGTTTTCTGTAGTTTTTCTAGCAATCCATCTAAAATGTCTGCTTTTTCTTTTTCTCCGCACTTATCATATTTATCTGCTAGTTTAATAAGCTCCTCTACAGTAGTTGATCCAAGCAAACTAAATAGACCAAAAAACAAGTTACGGCTTTCATTATTATCAGCATAAAACCCAAGTGGATAGCCATATAGCCCATCAAGCCCTATGCCGTGAAATGTTTTCGGATATAATGGACTGCCTTTAAGTGCCGGAGTTCTCTTTCCAGCAGCAGTATCTCCGAAATCACAATCTACCTTACCATGTTCTTCTAAGACTTTATCTGCATACGGACATCCCTTACACCCTTTATGATATGCGTACACAAGCCTATTTGCTCTTTTTACCCTATCTTCTTCTGCAGGCGCCATTCTATGAATCGCGTCACCAGCATTACCACACGCCTCTGGAATCGGCAGACCAAACGGACAATCCCTAACATTCTTTCCGCGTATAGTTGCTTTTTTACATTTAGACATTATCGTGGTGTCCCATAATCCAAGTTTCGTCGCCAAAAAGCCGGCTTCTTGTCTTTTACTTCATCTTCGTGAGGATCCATTTTCTTCAATTCTGTATAGTAATCTTGTTCTTCTTTATCTTTACCACCCTTAAGTTGTTCGGCCAAATGATCTCCAGCAATTTCTTTTGCTATTTCTGGGTCATTAGTATGTTCCATTTCTACTTTTTGTCCCATTTCTAATTGCTTTTTATTCATTTCATCATATTCCACGTCATCGCCAGCCCCACCCTTTAGCTTATCTTTCTTAGCATGTTTGATGGCAACATCACGGAAAATTTCTGAACCACGAACACCAGCTACAGCATTTGCCTGTGCTTCATCCCACGCTCTTCTGTTGTCTGGATTACCGAACCAAGACGATACCTCTGCCCACGATTTTCCGGCCAAATACTTTACCATGTCACCAAAACTACGATCCTTCTTTACTTTTCTCCGCACCGGCGTAGTAGGAATTGGCTCTAATGGTAATTCTTCTAATGATGGACCTTCCAAATTGTCATCAGCTTCTTGTGGCGCCACCTGTTGTCCGGGTGCAACTGTAACCGTCTGCTGACCAATAGCTTCATCTATTTTTCCTTCTACCTGATCATTTAATTGTGTAACAAGATCTGTTATTTGGCCCACTTTATCATCTTCACTCATACCACTGTTCTTAAGTATATTTGTCAACTGAGCGAGTGTATCAGTGACAAGTTTTTTTATTTCTTGTTTTTTAAGTTCTGCTGTTTGTGGCATTATAGGGCCCTCGCTAATTGACGTCTTTGTATTAATATGTCTGAAATTGTTTTGGTTGTTGGAACTAATGGTAAAAGTTTATATTCAATTAGCATCTCCATTCCCTTTTCATCATCCAATCGTACAATTTCATTCATCTTATCTTGAACAAACTTAACAGGAAGCTCTTGTATTTTCTTCCTATTATTTAGCATCGTAGTTTTTAATTTATTATCAATCTTAAAATCAAATCGGATCGCAAACTTTATCGCTCTTAAAATTCTCCGTGGATCAACATTGATTGTAATCTCTGGATCCACTGGACATTTAATAATTCCTGCCTGTATATCTCCGATTGCTTCTCCTGTTACATCATAAACTGCTGTGAAATCCAGGCTCTCAAGCAAAGTATTCATCGTAAAATCTCTGCTATATAATTCTAGCTTCATAGAATCCACATCTTTGACTCCCATTTTATCGAGTTCTTCTTTAATTCCTGGAGCAAGAAAATTGCTCGAAAAATCTATATGGAGTCCTCTAAAATCTACCGAAGCGTGTCCGTCATCATATGTTCTATAATAACTTCCCTTCAGCTTTCTGTGTAACTCTTCCGCCAGAACTAGCGAGCTTTTGTCGCCAGTTGTAATATCAATATCATTTATTTTAGATATTTTCTTTCTAATACCAATAATACGATCTCGTGGAACACCGCCAACCATAAATGGCTGTGACATTCGCTTGGAGTTTGCGACCTCCGTCATTATAAGTAGCAGTTCCTCAAGTTTCATCTGTTACTTTGGCTCTGTTGGTAGTTTCTTTTGAACTTCTCCAACAGGTTTCTCTAGCAATCCACCAGTATCGATTGGTTCCGCTGGTGGCGCTGGAGGAGCAGGAGGTACCGCTGCAGCTGGAGGCGGACTAGCAGGCGGAACATTTTTCGTTATGTCCTTTGTCTTACTGGTTCCGCTACCACGCAATTTGGCAACAATGCTCTCAACCTTGTTGCTTGCATAACCAAAAGCTTCAATCATCTTTGATTGTGCATCAGTTAATTCTGGAAAATAACTTGCCATTCCCAGTTCATTCAAAAGAATATCAATACTAGCCAGCTCCCTTATCATATCACGAGATTTAAGTAGCTTACTAACACCCTCAAGTCTGTCGATAATTGTTGTAATTGTAAACATTGGCGCACTATTGGCAGGCAAATTTGGCTTATTAGGCTCTCCGACCGGAAGAACGTCTACCACATCTTTTCCAACAGCTGGCTCTGGCTCTGCAGCCGTTTTGAGAAAAGTCGCTCCTTCTTCAAAGCCAAACATTTTAATTCTGTTTGCAGAACGAATAATACAATCTTGAATAGATGCGTATGCATTTAGTTTGCTAATACTTTTTTCCAAAACATGAATTTCATCATATATATTTTCCAGACTTTGTTGTGGGAGAATATCATTGTATTTATCTATAAGTCGCTTAAGAGAACGAAGTCGTGAACGCATTTTTACCTTAAATGTCTTGGCTTTTTCTAATTCTTGCTCGCGCTTAGTTTTTTGTCCGTCATCCGCTTTAAATGTTGACATATTCATACCATCGTTCGCACGATCTTCACGATTAATCCAAGACTGAGGAATTGGTATTTCACCCTCTGCTTTTTTGGTTAGTTTAGCATTTTTCACGTTATATTTCTCCGTAGTTCCGTCCTCGTAATATCGCATCCAGTTAACAAATTTTTGTGTTTCGTCTGGATCCCAATCGGCTGTAAAATGTTCTATAGCAGCTTTTCGACTCATATTTTTCTTACTATGTAGTAAACCATAAATGTTTTTCAGTGTTCCTATCCATTTATCTATATCATGAATGGGATCACGATTTTCTTTTCCCATTGTGTTTGGATAAGCTTTCTTTGAAAGTTTTTCACACAACCACTTGTGGGTCAATAAACGATGATCTGTTAAATTATCAAGACTATAGTCCTCATTATCTTTGTGCGAAAAAAGATATTGGCACAGATCTTTCTTCTTATCCGGTGCCAAATTCATTCCAAAAGTATCATCTAAAATATCATCTGCAAAGTGATGAACAAAGAAATAAACATTGTAGTCTTTGTCGCTATTTACGCCAAAATCACTCGCATCTCTTGCATCTTGGATGAGTTCGTCAGACAAACCATCAGTCATACCAGATTTGGCAGCATGGAACATGCGCCTAACCATATACTCGTTAAGCAACCCATCTTTATATGCCTGTATAATTTTTTCGATATGCTTATTGCTCATCCTTTGACTCTCCGCCATCTAATACTTCAAATTCAGCCTCTTGTAGTTCCTTTAAGTCTACTTGCGGTGCGGGTAATTCAGGTCTATACGACAGGGCACCTAACTTTTCCTTCAATTTTTCCATAAATCTTAATGCCGCGTTTGGCTCAAACTCTGCAATACACTCTCTAATCACGTCGCGCAAGACATCTATTTGATCATTTATAACCGTAACATTAACATTATAATCTACAGTCTTATCGGCCAGCCCTTCAACAAACTTTTTATATTGTCCTAAAAGAGCCATTTGTCTGTCTATAAATTGGCGCAGCTCTTTGTCGCCCTTTGCCGCAACTGCTTCACCACTAGCAACAGCATTATACCAATATTCCATCCTACTTTCAATAACGGCATCTAGCTCTAAAATTTTACGAGCAACATCTAGTTTTGAATCTACAATTTCTTGAAGCTTTTTATTATAAGCATCAGATGCCTCAAGCTGCTGCTGTCGCTGTTGTTCTTCAAGCTGATGTTTTTGTGTTCGTCCAACTTCTTGAAGATCTTTTAAAACCTTACCCTCTAGCTGTAATTTGTTTTTTCTAAACGTTTGTAATGTAACAGACGATAGCCAAAGCTTTTTATTGTTTGGATATTTTTCCTTA